CATCGACATATTGACCGAATACGGCTTTACAGGCGCGGTCGATGAAGAGCGAATTGAAACGTGGCTGGATGGTGTCAACGTGCCGCTGATCGGCTTTGTTGATCTATTGGTGCCGGATACGATGTTCTGTGAAATAAAAACCAAAGCACCGCGCAAAACAAAGTTGCTGAAAGATGGCACGCAGGGATGGGCAAAAGCCACACTGCCAAAAGCACCGGAAAAAGCGCACGTCGCACAAGCAGCGATTTACAATTACGCGCTGCAAGTGACACCATCGATCTGCTATGTGACCGATCACGACGCGGTGATGTTCACGCCATTCAACTGCGACGAATTGAAAGCTGACGCGCTGGCGTATGCTGTCGAAGATATGCGGCAAAAGGCATTGATCCGGCAGAACCTATTGCGGGTCAGCACCGATCCGAAAGTGCTGGCCAGCTTCACTGATCCAGACTGGTCGCATATGTATCAGTGGAAAATCGAAACCGAATATTTGGAAAAGGCGAAAAAATTATGGAAGCTGTAAAACTCGACAAGGCATTGAGCGATTTCCGCAACGCGGCAACGCTTGGCAAATCTGGCAAGAACCCGATGTTCAAAAGCCAATACAGCACGCTTGGTGATGTGCTATCTGCGCTTAATAAAATATCTGACTATGGTTTGGCGTTTAAGCAGTATTTCAGTGACGATTGTTTGGTCACAACTGTGTCGCACATCGAAACCGGCGAAAAGTTCGACAGTGCAATACCGATCAGGCCAGAAAAAAACACACCGCAGTCATACATCAGTTGCGTGACGTATTTGCGCCGCGCCAGTTTAATGACGATGTTCGGATTGAATGCGGATGATGATGATGGTAACTTGGCAAGTGGCAATGGCGCGTCTTCCTCCCGTTCGCAGCCTATGTCAAAGGCACCGGCAGTCGCTCCCACTTCGGCTGTCGGTGCCGCCTCCCCAAACATCGAAAAAGAATTGCAGCAGTGCAATAGCGTGCGTGATGTCAACGCACTTTACACCAGTCTGGTGCGTGTTCGTGACGTAACGCCAGATGAAATCGAAAAAATGCGTATAAGAAAAGAGGAATTGAAATGAACGATTATGATGATACAAATCGCGGTGCGATCTTTAAAAACGACAAAACATCTGACAATCAGCCAGACTATACCGGCAAGATCAATGTCGATGGTGTCGAAAAGCGCATTGCGTTGTGGATACGGGAAAGCCAAAAAGGCACGAAATATATGTCAGCCGCTATCAGCGACCCACAGCCGCCACAAAACCAGCCGCAAGGTCAGCCGGTAACATTGGCACAGGCTGTTGATGATGCGATCCCGTTCTAAAAAACCAACGCGCCGGATGCCGCGCTTAGAGCGTTGCATCTGGTGTGAAAAAGATGTGGATCTGAACGGCCACGATTATGTGTGTGACGGCAATAAACAAGTGCTGCACGTTGACTGCTTTAACGACAGATTGGGTATTATAAATGCAAATCGACAAAAACATACCGCTGCCACCTAAACGGCACGCAATCAGATCAAAAGCTGTGGCTTTTGTTGATACGATGGAAGCGGGTGATAGCGTGCTTTTTGATGACGTTCTGGATGCCAACAGACTGCGTGACGCGCTGCGTTATCGCGGCATCAAAACGTCAATGCGTAAAGGTGACGACGGGGTGCGGGTATGGCGTCTATCTTAAAAGTGCCGACAAAAGAAGAAATCAAAGCTGCTTTGGAAATCCCAAAAGCAACCCCGCCACTTGACCGGCTAGGTCGGCGCAATACAGCAACCACGCCAAAAGCGTTGCTGATCGAACGTGTAAAAAGAGAGCAGTGTTAGCTGCTCTTTTTCTTGTTTTGGAAACTTTCCAGCGCACCCGCACCAAAGTAAAAGCCCAGAATGATCATCATCGCATAATTGATGCTGAATTGTTCCATCACTTTAGTCACAGCATCTGGATCGCCTTTACCCACGATTGTCATCGTCAGGACGATGATATAACTGGCCAGAAACGTAAAGCCAAACATCAGTGCCAGATAGCGTTGCGCCAGCTTAAATGGCGCATAGGCATTCATAAGATCGATGCGTGCTTTGCTCTTTGCTGCAATTTCTTCTTCGGTGCTTGTGTGCATATCATCGATCAGCTTCATACCCTGCTTTACGACATCGCCAGAACCCAAGATTTTACCTAATACTGCAAGCATTTTAATAACTCCAAACATTCGGGCGCGGTGCGCCGCCAAACGTATCTAAATGCACAAACCGCGCACTGCCTTTTTGTTGCACGCCAATGCCAGTGAAACCCATCTGAAACGCCAGCCGCAACAATTCGTGCGCCTGTTGCCCGTTGCACGCTATATCAACCGCACAGCCCCGCGTATGCACTGACAGTTTGCCGGTCGGCTTGCTGGCTTCGATGCTGTGCTTCGGGCTGCGATAGCCGCTGGTGACGGTCATTGGCTGGCCATATACGTCACGCAATTCTTGCAGCTTTGCCATAAACGATGCTGACATATTGCACTCGCCGGTTTCGCTGCACGCAAATTCGTCTTTGCTGAAATTAGGATATTTTTCCCAGTCCATTTAAGTGCCTCATTTCCAATATGACATCAACCGATTTATGCCAGCTATCAGCTTCGTTTTCAGCCGTAAACCGTGACGGTGACACCCGTTTGGTTTTGTGCCGTAACAGCGATGTGACGGGCATAAACAAACAGCGTCTTGTGTCGGGCTTAACCAGAGCGACAATGTCGTAATCCTCAATCGTTGCAGGACGTTTTTTGCCGCCCAAACCAAGCTGAAAATGATGAGACGGGTGTTTACGCCTACCAGATACATATGCGTTCGCAGATTTAACTTGAATGCGTAAAAAGATTTCATCGTCAAAAGCCAGTAAATCAATGGATGTTTGCTGACACATAGACACCCGCCACCCAAGTGACAGAATGGCACTAGCCGCGATATGCTCACCAATCAAGCCTAGTGTCACAGACAATTACATCGCCATAATTAGCCAAACAACAAAGCCCAGTGTCAGTGCAATACAGCCAGCAATCAACCCCCAAATAATCAAATCGTCAATGAATTGCTGCCGCGCAATTTCTTCTTCTTTGCGGCGTTTTCTGATTTCACCTTGCAACCGAATGATCTGCTGCCAAGCATTCATCCCATAATGCCCGATCACAAAGTTTCTCAGTTCATTTTCCATCTGTTCGGCTTTTTTAAGCGCGGCAAAACTTTCAAGTGCTTCTTCTTCAACAGATCCAAACCGGCGTGATTTTGCAATGCCGTGTTGTGTTTTGATGTTTTGTATCGCGCCCATCCAGCGACCAAGATCGCCAGCCATACTTTCGATCTCTTTACCGGCCGCAATGCCTTTTTTCAGCAGATTATAGCTGGTCGTGGCGGCTGCTAATAATGTGACGGGATCCATATCATCACCTAATGACCGGCTTGCAAATCGCTTTCATTTTAACACGTTTGCCGGTTGCTGTGGATATGGCTGGCTGGTTATTTAATCTGTTTGCAATGTATAGGCAGCGGTCAACATCCGCGAATGTTTGCGTCTGGCTGATTATGCCAGCCCCCATATAGACGACCAGCAGAAATACGATCATCAGTCTTTAAGCTGGTAAATGATAACCGCCAGCAAAATTAACTGTATCAAATCTATGACAGGGACGCCGATCATCTGTTTTTGCTCATACGATATAGCCGCCAAAACACCAGCACCATAGCACCAAACGCTGCGGCCATACCAAACCAGTGTTCAAGTGCTTCAACCCAAAGCGGGGCAGTGATGCCGGTAACTACTGTCGCAATATCAATTTGGGCGTCGTTGTCCATTATATTTGATCCGGCCAGTCGTGAATAGGTGCGTTGCCAGATGGTTCGCCATCGACTATCGGCACATCCCATAATGCCATAAATGCGGTCAAATCACTAGCCGCATCAATCGCTGTTTCGATAGTATTGCTGGCCGCACGCACATCGCTGCGAAACTGCGTGATTGCA